AGCAGTAGACAAAATCGGACAACTAACCACAGGAGGACTAGCATGACCCATATAATCCCAACGTATCAACACTTTGACAATCTGTACAACAACACACGCAAGCCACCACGCAGTAAGAAGTATGCCGAGAATCAACGCCCGTTACGCAGGGTGCCTGAGTCATGGCTCATGTTGCAGAAAGACGCAAACAGTTACGTGGTCAAGATCAACAGGACTGAGGTAGCACGCTACTACCCACCCAACGAGCAAGGCATATCCGAGGTGGCAATACGTGGGCTGTACGCAACCTACGACATACATCTTATGTATCAGTTCACAAGGATCTACTCGTGCATGCCACTCACCACGACGACAGGCGAGGTAGTCAAAGTACCGCTTAACCCACACTACAAGGATCAAGAGCAAGACTTCTCGGCTGTGCTTTGCTTTAATAGTTCTGACCAACTTGTTGTGGAGGAGTCATGGCACTCTGACGTATATCGTTTTGCTAGTACAGATGAGGACAAGGCTAAGCGCAAAGCCCTCAAGGCACAACTCGAAGCATACATCACGCTTCAGATGTTCAAGCTACCTACACTCAAGGCTAATGCAAAGGTCGACGCAGATCAAGGCAGTCCGTTCGGTGAAGAGAAGTTGAACAGTTCAGTACGGCTAGAGATAAACAGCTTGTTCGGTGCGTTCACAGGGGACATAAGCCAAGTACCTGAAGCGCTTAACACCCCACGCTTTGCTCAGTTGTTTGATGAGGTATCGCAAGATGCGTTCAACATGTTGGCAAGCAAGCGGGTATACAACGACGGGGCTTACAACAGCGGTAGTTTGTTTTGGAAAGCCCAAGGGTACTACGGCACTAAGCACCCTGACGAGAAGGCAGATGCAGAGGAGAAGATCAACGACATCATCAACGCCATCACGCCAGATGACCATAAGAAGAGCCTGATCGCACGCCTTATGAAGTATGCCAATCTAGGCAAAGGGTCACAGAAGGTGGCACTACCACAGTTTAGCAACACGTTGCCAAATAGATTTCACTTTTAATTAGGGTATATCCCTAGAAAGGAGGGCATTTTCTTTGTACTTTCTATAAAGCAGTAGGTTATACTTTCTAAAAAGCACTACTAATTATTTATTACTCAACCAAACGAAGGACTTATTACTATGCTATTACTAAATGCAAAACAAGTAGTTAACGCAATCAAGCACGTTGGTCACAAGCGCACCATCATCATACAGGGTGAGAATGGTGTCGGTAAGTCAGCGGTGTTTCATACCTTGCGCAAAGACCCACACTTTGCCAATCACGTTGCGGTCGGTCTTGACTGCACGCAGATGTCAGATGGTTCGGTGTGGATGCCTGACATCGATCGTGACACAGGGGTATCTCGTGAGTTACCCAACGAGCGGTTCGGTGTGAGCAAGGCTAATCAACGTGGTATCAATGGCGCTAAGCCATCGCTTGTATTCCTTGACGAGATTGCCAAGGCTAAGCAGTACATCAAGGACGTGCTAGCACCGATCGTCTACGAGCGACGTGTTGGCAACTACGAGATGGCTGAGGGTAGCGTGGTGTTCTGTGCTACTAACCTTAGCACCGAGGGCTTGGGCGACAACATACAGGCTCACCTACGCAATCGCTTGGTGTTTGCCTACATGCGCAAGCCTACGCAACCTGAGTGGTACACATGGGGTATCGACAACAACATTGATCCTATCGTGCTTGCATGTACTGAGCAGAACACGAATTGGTTCGACTCGTTCCTCGACTACGAGGAGGGTGGCAAGTATGCGGGTACACCACAGGATAAGCACAACGATCTGATCTTCAACCCACGCTTATCTCAACAGGCATACATCACACCACGCTCATTGCACTCAGCGTCAGACATTGTGGCTGAGCGTGAGAACTTTGATGCCGATACGTTGCAGGCATTACTCACAGGTACGATTGGTCGTGCAGGTGCGGAGATCATGGGTGCGTACATTCGGTTCGGTGACGAAACGCCTGCGTTCTCCAAGATAGTTCAGTCGCCAAGCACTTGCCCTATCCCAACCAATCCTGTGGCGCAGATCATTACTGTACTCAAGTGCGTTACACAGACCAACAGTCGTGATGAAGCAGAAGCATGCACCGAGTATGTCATGCGCAATCGTCGTGAGTTGCAGTCTATGTTTGCTAACAACATTGCCAACTCTGTGCGTGCATCGTTGTTCGTTACTGTTAAGCCGTTCCAACAGTTGATGAATGACAACAAGATTTACTTCTCAACCAAGTAATCAAACGAAAGGAAAACATATGTCTAAGACATGGGAAAAACTAAACCCACACGATCGCATCGTTGCGGTTCACGTGGACATCAGCAATCACAAAGACTTCGCATCGCTATCAGGTGTCACCTACGTTGGCGATGTCAAGATCAACGACGACATACCCACCGCCGGCACCAATGGTCGTGACGTATGGTATGGCACAGCGTTCTTGATGGCACAGAATCGCAAGCAACTACGCTATCTATGCCTACACGAGCAGGGTCACAAAGCCTTGCAACATTGCACGCTCTACAAGCCGTTGGTAACTAAGTATCCTCGCCTATCCAACATGGCTATGGATCATGTCGTTAACAACATGCTTGAGGAGATGGATCCGACTTACTCATTCATCGAGCCATGCGCAGTTGTTGCACCGCTCTGTGACAAGCAGTACAAGGGTTGGTCATTCGTTGAGGTGTTGCAAGACTTACTCAAGAAAGCCAAGAAGGTTGGCGGCGGTGGTGGTAATGGTGATCCTGTTGAGGGTGACGGCGATGGTGGTGACACACCCTTTGACGAGCATGTCATGGGTACGTTGACTGAGGAAGAAGCCAAGGTTACAGGGCGACAGATTGACGATGCAGTACGTCAGGGCAAGATCCTTGCCAACAAGTTGGCAGGCAAGCAATCACTCGGTAGCCCACTCGATCGTGCAACACAGAAGCGTGACACTAATTGGCGTGAGTATCTGACTGAGTGGGTTACTGCGCTGTGTGAGGGTGATGAGTATTCTCGCTTTGCACCACCCAACAAGCGCTTGCTACCTCTCGGTGTTGTCATGCCCTCTCACTTCTCCGAAGCAACAGGCGAGTTGATTGTTGCCTGTGACACATCAGGTTCTATGAATGGTATCTACCCTACTGTATTCGGTGAGATCGCACGTATTGCTGAGAACGTCAAGCCTGACTCTGTGCGCATCATTTGGTGGGACTCAGCCGTATGCGGTGAGCAAGTCTTCAAGCCACACGAGTACGAGAGGATCGGTCATCAACTCTCTCCACAGGGGGGCGGTGGCACAACACCCGAATGCGTTGTGCAATACATTCGTGACAAGAAGTACCAACCCAAGGGTGTCATTTGGCTTACCGATGGCTACCTTGATGGCAGTAACGCAGTAGTAGATGTACCTGCAATATGGGGTGTTGTTGACAACGACAGCTTCACACCACCGCAGGGTAAGGCAGTACGTATTTATTCTAACTAAACGAGGACATCATGGCTCAATTAAGAACTTCAGTATTACACGCTAAAGCATTATCCAACGCAATCAAATTACTCAACGCTATTGGTGCGCAGTATGCAATCAAGGACGCCGAGGGTGTTGTGCATGGCGACGTGAAAGCAGTATCCAAGCAGAAGAAAGCATCACCGAAGTATCCATATGGATCGCTTTCTACACACATCAGACCATACATTGATGCGTGTGCGGTGAATCAAACTGTAACCATTCCAATCGGGCAATATGATTTGGATTCGGTGTACGGCTCGGCATCATCTATGGCTACTAAAGCATGGGGTAACGGGTGCCATAAGATCGGGACATCAAGCGATAAGAAGTCAGTACTATTGACTCGCACAGAGAAGCTAGATGATCTTGACGATTTGTTTTCGCAGTTAGGAATTAAATAATGGACGAGAAAGAAGCCAAAGAACTTAAAGACGCCATGCTAGACATGGAGTTGTTTAAGCCTGACGATGTATTTCATGAACGAGTGCGTACGGCGTTGTTTCTTATTCTTACCCACGACACAGAAATACGTAACGTTTTGAAAGCTTTTATAAACGAACAAACGAGGAAATCATGACACGATATAACATCGACACATGCGCATTACTAATAGAGTTATCTGTTTCACAATGGACTGCTAGGAAGTTGGACAAATCAACGACCGAGGAGTTAGTCAGCAACAAGAAGGCGCAAGATAAGGGCGCGGCGAGGGTAAACAAGCACCTGTTCGCAGGGCGTAGCGAGTTGGAAGTGATCAACCAGCACGTCACAGAAACACGTAGCTATGTCTACGACAACACGTTGCCATGGAGTGATTCGGGTATACGCCTGTTGCCAAGCGTTAAGTTCATGGAGTTCAATGCCAAGATGCAAGAGTACGAGGATAAGTTCTATGGACTGGTCAAAGAGTTCGTTACTGTCTACCCCTCGTTGATTACTGCGCAAGCTATGGCATTGGGTGATATGTTCAACCGACACGACTACCCCGCATCAAACGATATTGAGCATCGCTTTAAGTTCAATACCAACTACATGCCTGTGCCTGCATCGGGTGACTTCAGGGTAGACGTTGGCAATGACGCACAAGTAGAACTCAAGAACAAACTGTCGAAGTTGGCAGACGAGCGTATTGAGTCAGCGATTAACGGCTTTAAGCAACGACTTGTAGAACATCTCAAGCGTATGTCAGACAGGCTAGAGGTTGACGTGATTGCAGGTGAGGTCAAGCCACGCAAGTTCCACGACTCGTTGCTAGAAACTGCGCATGAACTGTGCGACTTGGCTACGTCATTGAATATAATCAACGACCCACAGATCGAAGACGCACGCAAGACGTTGAAGAAAGTAATCAATGGGGTTGACGTCAAGGATTTGCGCAAGGATATGCCAACACGTCAGGACATCAAGAAAGAAGTAGATGGTATTCTCAGTAAGTTCGATTTTTAAGGGGGAGTAAGTGAACACATTTAAGACACAATCAATTCGTGACAAGCATCACCTTACCATGCAAGAGGAGTACATCTTGGGTATGGTTAGTTCGTTAGAACCAATAAGCACATCACGTATTCTTTTACTAGCAGAGAAACAAAACGCCATGTCGCCATCGACTGCGCACAAATATCTTAAGGAGTTACAACGCAAGAAGTTTGTGCATACAGTTAAATCAGACGATAGCAGACTGCGTGAGTTTGCACCAACAGGTAAGGGAATGGTTTTTTTAGAGGAGTTAAAGCATGCCCATGTCAGAGGTTGAGATACTCGCAATGATGCGAGAGAACGCTGCGTTATGTAATCTTGAAGCTGAGGTAATCGTGGCGCTCAAGGCGTATCAGTACAACGAGCAAGAGATATTACAGAACCAACTGAACTTAATCGTCATTTGTCTACAACGTCTTGAGGAAGTGAGGAAACGCTATGACCCCCGAAGCCAAAGTAAAGAAGAAAGTAGTTGATGTACTTAAGAAAGGTGGCGCTTATTATTTTTTCCCTGCTACTGGTGGCTATGGGCGTAGTGGGGTTCCTGATATTGTTGGTTGCTATCGGGGTGTGTTCTTTGCTATTGAGTGTAAGGCAGGTACTAACAAACCTACTGCACTACAAGAAGCAGAGATGAACAAAATAAAAGAAGCCAATGGGCAGGTACTTGTTGTCAACGAAGACAACATATCTGATGTAACAATTTTATTGAGGGATATATCATGAGTAAGGAACAGGCGTATCAAATGGTGCAAGATGCTTTGAATCTATGCACAGTAGAGAAAGCGCACCACTCAGCAGTAGTTGTAGTTGTGAACGAGAAAGAAAATACAGTAAGAGTGTATGGGCTAAACATAACCGAAGAAGACGTGCCTGCGCTTTTACTAGAAGCGGCGAGTGAAGTATGCGGTAGCCATATGGACGACTTAAAGAACAGGACATTGCAATGAAAGCCACACCATACAACAACGGCAAGATAAAGATTGGCAACGAAGTGTATCTCAACAAGTTGGTAAATCAACCATATGTAGAGCGTGATGACGACATGCTAGAGTTGCAGAGTTATCTGATCCAAGACCCACGCATACTTAACAAAGAGTATTGGGCTAAGCGTATTTATGTCGGTGTGCTTTTGTTTATAGCAACCATTATCTTGATGGCGCATTGATCATGTACATGATCTACGACGAGAACAAAGAACTCATGCGCACAGTTGCTAGGCAAGAAGAAGCACAACAGATTGTGCAACAGCGTGATGGTTGGACATTCAAGTGCGTGCGTATGCCAGTAGTAAAACCTGATTTATCAATGCTAGGGGAGGCACCATTTTGATTGTTAGAAAAGCAAGGGGCAAAAACGAACTGATGCCAATCAAAGTTACCAAAGTTGAGCATGAGTTAGCCAAAAAGTTAGGGCTAACGATTGAGCAGTATGTAAAAGAATATGTAGCTTTCATTGCTAAACAAAGACGTTGGAAATGGTGGTTTGAAAGGAATAATAAATGATAGTAACGATACTTAACATGTTTGCTTTATTCGTAGCCACCTGTGCGGTGCTGATATTTATGGTGGTGTTTAGCTTCTTCTTGTTCATCATGTATGCCTGCGTACACATTGGTTGGAGAGAGGTCAAAGGCATGTCGTTGTCCGAGTTATGGGAAAGGATTCAGAAATGAACGATAAACCAGTAGCATATATAAACAAAGACGATGGTCTTGTCTGCGCAAAATGTTACAAACCCTTTACTAAAGAACTAACAGATGAGGAAATACAAGAAATAGCACATGGCTTTGGTGCAATAGGTTGGATGGGCGATACAACATACGAATTTGCTAGAGCAATACTAAGAAAGGCACAAGAGAAATGAGAAAGGTGAGCATACGAACAGTTGAAAATACTATTGGGCTGGCACGTAGTGTCGCTAATGGAACAACCAAATTTCCGTTTATGGGTTATTGCGCAGACCTAATGGAAAAAATGCTTGAAGAAATTAAAGAAGCAAGAAGTAAACAAACCAAAAGGAGCAGTAAATGTTAGAAAATGTAGAAGCAATACAAGCACCAAAACCCGCTAAATTATTTGTAGCTACACCGATGTATGGTGGGCTGTGCACAGGCGGTTACACCATGGGTATTCTTAACTGTGTGCAGACGTTCTCACCACGCAATATTCAAATGTATTACTCGTACATGATGAATGAGTCTTTGATTACTCGTGCTCGTAACGGCATGGCTTACGACTTTATGCAGTCAGACGCAACACATCTGATGTTTATTGATGCCGATATTAGTTTTGATCCAAAAGATATTGTGCGCATGATTGATGCCGACAAAGACATCATCTGCGGTCTATACCCCAAGAAAGAAATTAATTGGAAGTTAGTGCATGATGCTGTGCAAAAGGGGGTTGATTACAAAGACTTGGCTAATTACACAGGGTCGTTTGTAGTAAACCTAGTAGGCGGTGCAATGGAAAGCACAGGCAATATCAACGAACCCATGGAGATCGACAACGGCGGTACAGGCTTTATGCTCATCAAGCGCAACGTGTTTGAGACGCTAAAACCCACAGTACCTAAGTACACCAACGACATGATTCTTATTGTTGATAAAAACCCACAGAAGAAAATTATTGATGAGTTCTTTACCACTAGCATTGACGAAGAGTCAGGCAATCGGTTGCTATCAGAGGACTATCACTTCTGCAAGATCGCTCGCAAAGCAGGATTCAAAGTATATGCGGCGCCTTGGGCAAACCTGACGCATAGCGGTACATACAACTTTAGCGGTCAACTACCAAGGACTTAAGATGCTACCTAATTGTGAACTAGTAAAAACTGATGGCACACAGTTCCTTGTGTTCAAAGGGCAAGACTTAATCTCAAACCACTTGAAGAAGGAACTGTACGAGAACGACATACACCAACTAAGCCTTAAGCTTTTAATTAACGAGCCTGCGGGTGAGGTGCTAGACATCGGCGCTAACTTGGGTACGTTTTGTGTACCTTTGGCTAGAAAAATAGCTAAGCATACGTACCATGCGTTTGAGCCACAACGGATAGTCTATTACCAACTGTGTGCCAATACGTTTATTAATGGGCTAGATAATATTCATTGCCATAACTTTGGATTGTCTAACAAAGAAGCACGCCTAGTATTACCCATGCCCGACTATGCTAACGAGGGCAACATCGGTGCGTTTAGTATGGACAAAGAAGTTCGTGAGAACGAATACGAGTGCAAAACCGAGGGTGCCAAAGAGCCATTGGTAGTATTTACCTTGGACTCAGGCGCACACCAAAACGTACGGCTTATCAAGATTGACGTAGAAGGGCATGAACTTGAGGTAATACATGGCGGTATGAAAACTATCAAAGCAAACAACTACCCACCAATTATCTTTGAAGCGTGGACGTGGAAGCCATGGTTTGAGCCCAAGCGCAAAGAGTTGTTTGAATACCTAGAAAGTCACGGCTACGAGATACAACAGCTAGGGCAAAACAATTTAGCAACACACAGAAAGAACAAATGAGCGCACCATTCGACAAGATACTTGTCATTGATTTTGAAACACGTTGGGATAGAAAAGAGTACACGCTCTCCAAACTAACGACTGAGCAGTACATACGTGACCCACGATTCAAAGCCTTTGGTCTTGCGTATAAAGACGTTGCAGAAGAAGGGGCACCCACATGGGTATCGCACGATGACATACCGCTATGGATCGAGTCTGTTGATTGGGATCGGACGGCGGTGGTTGCGCATAATGCGCAGTTCGATGTGGCGATTCTCTCGTGGGTGTATCGAGCTAAGCCTTGTTTTATCTTTGATACGCTCTCGATGGCTCGTGCCTTGCGTGGTGTAGATGGGGGTAATGGCTTGGCAACTCTAGCTGAATACTACGAACTACCGCCCAAAGGTAAGGCTGTGGCTAGTAGCGATGGCTTGGAGTTTCTGACCCCTGAGATAGAGCAAGAACTTGCTGAGTATTGCAAGCATGACGTGTGGCTGTGTGAGCAGATATTGGAACGGCTTGCCAAAGAAGTTGAGGGTGGCTTTCCGTTAAAAGAACTCAAGCTAATCGACATGACGCTCAGGATGTTTACCAACCCCACACTAGAACTAGACAAGGATATGCTCAATGAAGCGATTACCGATGAACGGCAAAAGCGTGAAGCGCTCTTGGAAAAGATTGGGATTGAAGAGACATCGCTTGCAAGTAATGAACAGTTTGCAAATGTATTGCTTGAACTTGGAGTTACGCCACCGAAGAAGATTAGCAAGACGACAGGTAAAGAAGCGTATGCGTTTGCCAAGAACGACGCCCTATTCCAAGCGCTACTCAATTCCGATAATGAAGATGTTGCGTTACTCTGTGAGGCGCGTCTCAAAGTTAAAAGCACGCTTGAGCGTACAAGAGCGCAACGTTTTGTTGACATTGCAGAAAAGGGTACTCTCCCTGTACCGCTCCACTACTACGGCGCACACACCGGTCGTTGGTCGGCGTCAAAGGGTTCGGGGCTTAATTTACAGAACCTCAAGCGGGGGTCTTTCTTACGCAAGGCTATCTGTGCGCCGAAAGGTTTCACCCTTGTCGTATGCGACCTCTCGCAGATTGAGCCAAGAGTTCTTGCGTACCTCGCAGACTATCAACCCCTTCTTGAAATCTTTGCGTCGGGTCAGGATGCGTATGCGGCGTTTGGTGCGCAGATGTTCGGTATACCGGGGCTTAACAAAACAGATCACCCCGATCTCAGGCAGTCAGCTAAGTCTGCCCTTCTAGGTTGTGGCTATGGCATGGGGTGGGCTAGCTTTTCTGCACAACTTCTTACAGGCTTTCTAGGTGCGCCACCTACCATGTACGACAAAGCGTTTGCCAAGCAGTTGGGCGTAAGTACAGAAGACGTAAATACCTTTGTCAGTTGGGAGCGCAACATGGAGATGCTAGCTAACATACCGCACACATGTACAGATAAAGAGTTGTTGGTTCACAGCCTAGCGTCAAAGAAGATCATCGACATCTATCGTAACAAGGCACAACCAGTTGTCAGCTTGTGGGATTTATGCGGTGGGTTGATCAAGCATAGTCTTGCAGAAGGTAAGGAATACACATACAAGTGCTTGACATTTTCTAAAGAAAGCATAAGATTACCAAGTGGGTTGTCATTACGATACCCAAACTTAACTGGCACCGCCGATGAAAAAGGTCGTGTTCAATGGCATTATGGCGCCGATAAAAAGAAGTTGTACGGCGGTAAGGTAGTAGAAAACATTGTGCAAGCAGTTGCTCGGTGTGTGATGACGGACGGCATGCTCAGGATACAAAAGAGGTATTCCTGCGTATTAACCGTTCACGACGAGGTTGTATGTTTAGTACCTGAGAACGAAGCCAAAGAAGCTGAGGCATGGGTGCTAGAGCAAATGGTGGCAGACCCACCATACATGAAAGGGATACCGCTTGATGCGGAAACAGGTTGTAACAAACGATACGGAGAAGCAAAATGACGGAGGAAGATCAAAAACGCTTAGCTGACTTGCAGGCTGTTGTTGACGAAAACCCTGAGTGTTTTACTGAAAGCGAGAATACGGCAAGACGTTTGCAAAGAGATGGCGCTACCCTTAAGCAGACGGCTGTCATTCTGCGGTGTGGTACGGCAACGGTTCGCAACTACTTAAAGCGACGCCAACGTAGGATAGACAGAGCAAGGCAGATGATTACTGACATCCACGAAAGCTACGCAAACGCACGAGAGAATCAAGACTTGCGTATAGCCTACACAGATAGGGGAAACGCTAGCGAAATATTAAAATTACTACTACCCCACATAACTCAAATAAAGGAACTAACCAAATGAAAATACCAAAGCAAGTAACAATCGGCAAGACCAAGATTAAGATTGATCAGCCCGAATCACTACGGGTAAACAAACAAGCATGCAGGGGTTGCTTTGATAGAGCAGACAACAGCATTGACGTAGCCAAGCAAGATGTGCGTGGCAACAAGTATGACAAAGACGAACGTAGCGAAACCTTTTGGCACGAGCTTACCCACGCCATACTGCACGACATGAAAAATAGCTTGAGCTATAACGAGAAATTTGTGACTGCCTTTTCCCAACGGCTTGACCAAGCCATCAAGACTGCGAGATTCTAATGAACGAAAACGAACAACTAAAAGACCGCATAGCCGATTTAGAAACAGCAGTTGTGTTTCTTAGAAAAGCGCTTGACGATACGCTTGAGGCTCTTTCTTCAGCAATACAGTTTGCCAAAGCCATAGAAGAAAGGAGTCGTGGTGAAAATTAAATGGAGTCACTCAGGGCTCAAAGACTTTGAAGGCTGTGCAAGACGTTACCATGAAGTTAAGGTACTCAAGAACTACCCATTCACAGACACAGTACATACCATCTATGGCAAGCAAGTACACGAAGCCGCCGAACTTTACATTAAAGATGGCACACCACTACCTCCTGAGTTTAACTTCATTCAACCTACTCTTGACGCACTTAACAAGAAGACAGGGCGCAAGCTGACTGAGTACGAGATGGGCTTGAAAGAAGACCTTACCCCCTGTGCTTTTGGTGATGCAGATGTGTGGGTGCGTGGCATAGCTGATCTTTTAATCATTGATGACGATGGGCTCAAGGCTAGGGTTGTGGACTACAAGACAGGCAACGACAAGTATCCTGACCGAGACCAACTCACGCTCATGTCTTTGATGGTGTTTGCTCACTTTCCCCACATACGCCAAGTTAGTTCTGCCCTGCTCTTTGTTGTGAAGAACTCGATGGTTACACAAACGATGACCGTAGAGGAGAAGGACTTCAACTGGTGGAGGTATCGGGAGAGGGTAGCCAAGTTAGCCGCTTCATACGACAATGACGTGTGGAATCCCACAAGCACACCGCTATGCGGTTGGTGCCCAGTTAAGAGTTGTGAGTTTAACCCCAAACATTAGGAGATGATCATGGCAACAAAGCGCAATTACGCAAAAGAATACGCAACATACGATGGCACAGAGATGGTTAAGAAGAAACGTGCGCAACGTAACAAAGCACGACGCATGCTTATGCGTGAAGGTGTAGTACACAAGGGTGATGGTATGGACGTAGATCACAAGACACCCTTGAGCAAAGGTGGCACAACAGTACGTAGTAACTTAAAAGCAGTACCCGCAAGTAAAAATAGATCATATAAACGAAAGGCAGATGGGTCAATAAAATGAAATTTCAAAACACATATGGTGTACGCAAATCAATAAACTACTATTGCGCACAAGCAAACAGTTGTTTCCCAACAAGTGGCAACAAATCAGCAACCAAGAAAAAATGGTTAGAAGATAAAGACCTATACCTTGGGGACATTAGCGGTATGGAACGAGTTCTTGTAGCGGTTCATATTCTTACAGACGAGCATAAGAAACCGTTGTTGATGGATGCTGTTACTGGCTCGTTGTACAAACCACAAGACGGCAGGTGCTATTCATCAGATCAGCTACACATGAATAAGTTTACAAAAGTAGAAGGATTAAAAGATCGCCTCATGAGTGTTAAGAGCGAACAGTTTGCAGAAAGCGAGTAAACGATGGGAATCTCAGACGATGCGTATGCAGAACAGCTTGATAAACTAAGAGCAGAAGTAAGACAAATACACGCAACAAACATAAGTAGTGGTTCTTCAGCTAAAGCATCTGCGCCCCTAAAAATGAAAAACGAAGATTTAGATCGTGAAGCATGCAGGGTTTCTATATCAACGTTGATTGATATGTGGGTGCTACGTTGGCAAGACAAATGGGTGACTGAAGATGAGATACGTGATGCCGATGACTTTTGGCGTATTGCGTTTGTGCGCTTAGAAAACGTTAACAAGATAGAGAAACACACACTTGGCGATTCATACGACAAGGTGTACAGGATCATAGAATAATGCAGATAATCGAAAACAAGGCGCTGTTATTTAAGACACGTAGTCCCGACAAGTACAGCGTAATACCAAGAAGCAAAGTTGTAAGCGAGAGCAACGGCGTGTTTGAAGTGGCTGTGTACTGGGGGCTAGATGAAGTGCGGGTGCTTCGCAATCTAGGTGTTAAGAACCCACCATCACCCATTACCGCTAAATACAACTGGCCCGGTCGGCACAAACCATTTGCGCATCAGATTGAGACGTCATCGTTCCTCACAATGAATCGCAGAGCGTTCGTATTTAATGACCCCGGCACCGGCAAAACATTCTCTGCGTTATGGGCGGCTGATTATTTAATGAAGCTAAAGCAAGTACGCAGATGCTTAGTTTTATGTCCGCTGTCCATCATGCACGACGCATGGATAAGCAGTATTGGTAAAAGTATTATTCATCGTTCGGTAGTAGCGGCGCATCACACACAAGCATCACGACGCATTGAGATGGTTCAAGGTGACTACGAGTTTGTTGTGGTGAACTACGATGGCTTAAATTTAATTGTCGATGAGATTATTAATGATGGGCGCTTTGATCTTGTGATTGTCGATGAGGCAAACGCATACAAAAACCCGACAACCAAGCGATGGAAGTCGCTCAACAGAATACTTAAACCTGACACTATGCTTTGGATGATGACGGGTACACCGGCATCGCAGTCACCTGTGGATGCCTACGGCTTGGCTAAGTTAGTAAACCCTAACGGCGTACCTAAGTTCCTTACAGCATGGCAAGACAAGGTTATGCACAAGGTCAGCAAGTTTAAGTGGATACCAAAGCCCTCTGCTCAGCAAGACGTTTACAACTCCTTACAGCCTGCAATACGTTATACAAAAGAGGAGTGTACCGATCTACCGCCTGTGCTTACTGAAACACGTGACGTACCCCTTACTGCACAGCAAGTTAAGTACTACCGCATGTTAAAAGACCGCATGCTAGTACAAACGGCGGGAGAGACAATCACCGCAGTAAATGCCGCCGCAGGTGTTAGCAAGCTGTTGCAGATAAGTGCAGGAGCCGCTTATACCGATGAAAAAGAAGTTGTGGAGTTTGATTGTGCGCCTCGCTTGAACGTGTTACTTGAGGTGCTAGAAGAAACGAGCCGTAAAGTTATTATCTTTGCACCATTTAGGCATAGCATCGAGACCATACACTTACACCTACAAAAGCACAACATTGCATCAGAAGTTATACATGGTGATATAAGTGTTAATAAACGTACTGACATATTCAAGCGCTTTCAAACAACTGATTCGCCAAGAGTTTTAGTAATTCAACCGCAAGCTGCATCACATGGTGTAACATTAACTGCGGCTGATACAGTAGTATTCTACGGACCTGTTATGTCTGTGGAAACATACTTGCAATGTATTGCACGTGCAGATCGTATTGGGCAAACTTCTACGAATGTAACGGTGATACACTTACAAGGTAGTGAAATAGAAAAGCGGATGTTTGATCGCCTAGAGAAACGTGTAGAAGGACACGATCTCTTGCTAAGCCTGTATAGGGAGGAATTAAGTTCCTAGGAAAAACCCTATATCAGGTTGAACACCTGTCTTTTTAGTTGTAAAATATTTTACAAAGGAGCATATAAATGCCAAACGAAGAAGTAATACCGCTAGATAAACTAGCACGTGTATATCGTAAGATGTACGCAAAGGTTCAAGAACTGACAAAAGAATATGAAAGTCAGATCGAAGAACTTAAAGCAAAACAAGATGAGATCAAGAATGCCATGAAGGATCAGATGATGGCGCTTGGCACCAACTCAGTAAGGACTGCGGAAGGCACCATCATCTTGTCACAGAAGACGCGCTACTACACAGACGACTGGGATTCATTCAAGCAGTTTGTTGTACAGCACGACGCATTAGATTTGTTTGAGAAGCGCATTGCGCAGAAGAACATGTCTATGTTTTTAGAAGAAAACCCCGGTGTAGTACCTGCTGGGCTTAACTCGATGTCTGAGTATGCAGTAACAGTTCGTAAACCAACTAAATGAAGGAAAGTACCATGGGCGAAATTGCCAAATTTAATCCTGCACAAACCCCCGCTTTTGCTCGCAAAGGCGAATTATCAACCCTCGCTAAAAGCCTTGCAGGTGGCGGAGTAGGTGGCGGTGGAAAACGTATCTCTATCAAGGGCGGTGTATTCCGTTTGATGGCAGATGGTAAAGAGATTACCTCGATTGACGATCGTCACCTCGATGTAGTTATTGTTAATGCGGCACCAAAGATCAGCCGTACCTATTATGAGGGTACGTATGAAGAGGGTGTATCCAAGGCACCTGATTGTTGGTCTGCTGATGGTGATAAGCCTGATCCAACGGCTGAGAACCCACAGTCTAGCGACTGCGCATCATGCCCAATGAATGTTAAAGGCTCAGGTCAGGGCGAGTCCAAGGCTTGCCGTTTCTCACAACGCCTTGCAGTAGTTCTTGCTAATGACATTGGCGGTGATGTAATGCAGTTAACCCTAGCCGCTACCTCAATCTTCGGTAAAGAAGAAGGCGATAAGCGTCCGTTGCAAGCCTATGCAAGATACCTTGCGGCTCAGAATATTAGCCCTGAGACACTTGTAACTCGCCTGCGTTTTGATACCAAAGCCGCAGTACCCAAGCTGTTCTTCCAACCTGTTCGTTGGTTAGAGGACGACGAGTTTGAGATTGTTGCCGAGAAAGGTCAGTCTGCAAGCGCTAAGCAAGCTATCACCATGACGGTGGCTAAAGCAACAACCGATAAGCCGTTGCAACTTGAAGGGTCAAAGCCAAAAGCTAAAGCACCTGTGGTTGAAGCCGATACCGATGATGGTGTAGATGAGCCTGAGAAGCGCAAGCCTGCGGTAAAAGCAAGCGCAGTCCCACAGAAAAAAGCTAGTAACTTAGCCGCAACTGTTGATGAGTGGGATGACGAGTAAATATAAGGGGGGCTTAGCCCCCCATCAAACGAGAATATTATGGCTTATTCAGACACAATAAAACAAAGTATAAAAGTAGCACCGAAGACGCTCGGCAATCAGCTTGGTCGTTGGGCGGTGCATTTAGATTTCCCAGTTATTGAAGTAGCAAAATTTACAGGCGCAACAAGACAAACTGTGTACAACTGGTTTAGCGGAACGGATGTAACGCCTGCTTACCGCATGCGGGTTCAGTCCTTGTTGAACATTCTACAATCTAGCAACACAGCAGAAGAGGCGATGAGAAAATGCAACAAAGCTTAAACGAACACCCAGTGACACCAACAGCTTATACAGACCGTGAATTAGTTGAGTACGCTAGTCGCCTTGCGCATAAACAAGAACTACCTAAAACGTGGCAACTTGAACTAATTAAGCGTCTACAAAACAAAATAAACAACGGCATTTATTAACTCGAAAGGTTTCACATGACGTCGCAGGAATTCCTAGCGACTGTGCTACCGTCTTCGGGTAAATACTGCACCGTTGAAATAAGCACAGCAAAAAGAGAGCATGTATTCGTTGACTCCATAAACGAGTTGTACGACGCCGCTATGGCGTTTGATGCAAAGGGCTACAACGCTTTTTTTGCATTGGCTACGTTTGGGGCTAGCGAGCGCAAGGCTGAACACGCAGTAAAAATGAAATCCTTGTTCTTGGATATTGATTGTGGAGCAGGCAAGGACTACGAGAAAAAAGTAGACGCTGTTAATGCACTAGCTAAGTTCTTAACCGACACTAACTTGACTGACCTAGGCTCGCCTTGGGTAGTAACGAGCGGTGGTGGGTTGCATGTGTATTTCCCGTTTGCTGAAGAAGTAGATATTGCCACTTGGAAACCTGTTGCAGAGAACTTAAAAAGGCTATGCAAGAAGTTAGGTTTTAATATCGACGCTTCCGTTACAGGCGATGCGGCTAGGGTGCTTCGTGTACCTGACACCCACAACTACAAGCAAGAGAAGCCACGCAAGGTAATCCTCAAGGCAGAGGGCGATATTTTTGAGTTTGAGGCGCTAGCAAACCACCTTAAAGAGGCGATTGGCGAAGAGGCATATAAAGCAGTACCGCCGTTGCAAATCCCCGGAAAACGCCCCAAAGCCGCTCCAACAGCCAATAGCGTCAAGCTAATAGAAAACAGCGTTACATACTTTAAAACTATCGGCAATAAGTGTGGGCAGATCAACTACTATCGTGAGAACGCTAGTAAGGACGGCATGGAGCCCTTGTGGCGGGGCATCCTCAGCATAGCTAAATTCTGTGATGACGGCATTGAAGAGGGCTTGGCGTTATCTGCGCTACACCCCTACGATACAGACCGCCACAACAGCAAATGGCGAGCCATTAAAGGTCCTTATGCCTGCATCAAACTAGATGAGACCAATCCAGGAGTGTGCGATAAATGCCCACACAAAGGCAAGATTACCAACCCACTAGCTTTGGGGCGGGAGATCAAGGTCGACAACGCTCCAAAAGAAGTTGTAATAGAGACAGAAAACTCCACGCCAGAAGCACCACAAAAAACCATTACCCGCCCAACCCCACCCAAGGGATATAGCTACGGCTCTAACGGCGGTATCTTTATGGATAGGCTGATGGATGACGAGGACGGCAAGAAAACCCGTAAGCAAGTTATGTTGTTGTCTTACGACTTGTTTGCGGTTGACATACTTAATAGCAACGGCGACCACTTAGTTCACCTCATGGCGTTTAGACCCGAAGGTGCGGTTGACGTGCTGATTCCACAGAAGTCCATCGTCAGTAAAGACGAGACAGTCAAAGCGCTAGCCAATCAAAACATCATTGCAGCATACGGTTCAGGTAACGACAAGAACTTATTTGAATACGTGCGTGGTTGCGTGGAGTTTGTTAGTGCTAATAAGAGGGCTATTAAAGTACCGAATAACTGCGGTTGGCAGGAAGACAAGTCGTTTGTATACAACAGCCATGTGTTTTACCCTGATAGCAGGGAAGTGTATGTACCAACCCCTGCACTTGATAACATCAACTACTCGACCAAACCTACCGGCACGCTAGACAACTGGCGCAAGGTCTTCAATATGCTGATTGCTCGCCAAGAGTGGCAGGTGTTGGCAATGGCTTTGGTTGGACCGGCATCGTTGCTCATGAACTTTACCAAGTTCAACGGCTGTGTATACCACCTAGGCTCGTCTGAGTCAGGCACAGGTAAGTCGTTGTCGCTTGAGTTAGCGGCTAGTTTCTTTGGACACCCCGAAGGCTATCGTGTAACACAGAGTACGTCTATCGTTGCATCGCAACAAAGACAGGGTTTACTTAACAGTCTGCCGTTTATTATTGACGAGACCACCAGTAAGAGCCGTGAGGACTTTGAGTGGTTGCCTGAGTTCCTGCTTGATTTAACGCAGGGTAAAGGCAAAGACCGCATGAAGCAGGGCACCAACGAGGAACGCATCAACACCTCTACATGGAAGCTACTGGTTCTTTTATCGTCCAATACGCACGTCATGGACTTCCTATCAGGCGCTCGTAAGCATGCGTCTCAGGGTGAAATGTTCCGTCTGCTTGAGTTGCAACTTAGCAAAAAGCTGAAATGGTCTCCCGAAGAAGAATCTACCCTTGGCTTACTGAAAGAAAACTTTGGTGTTGTTGGTCAGGAATTAATTCGTTGGTTGGTAAAGAACCACGACGTAGCCAAGAAACTTGTCAAAGAAAATCAAGAACGCTTGAAGGTTGAATTTGAAGCCAATGCTGACGAGCGCTACTGGACTGCCGGTAACGCGTGCATAGTGACCATACTACAACTGCTTGGCAAAGACCACGCTAACTTAATCGACATCCCCAAGGGTCCAATTATTGATGTTCTGCGCCTCATGGTATACAGCGCTCGTGGCATTATTCATGGCAGTAAGCGTACCCCTGAAGACGTATTGAACGCATATACCCGTGAGTATTTTGGTAAGTTTGTGGTAGTCAAAGCAGTTAACGGCACCATCGACGCAACGCTAGGCGGTAGTGGCATGATTGATCAGTCGCTTACCCGATCTGACGTAGCAGGGCGTGTTGAGCATGGGTTTACGCCCGGACATGTGGAGTATTACATTGAAGAGCAACTGCTTAAAGCGCATTGCGTAACCATGAGTTATGGCTACAAAGACTTTAAGGAAGGGCTTGAGTTACTGCCAAATTACAAAATAAACTACCTTCGTAAGGACATGCTTTCCAAAACTCGTGGTCCTACCATGCGGGTTAACGTTATGCAGATCACTCGTCCTGTATCTGAAGAAGACATTGCGGAAAATTAAAGTGCACTATCCTTGGGTTAACACCCCCGTCAAGGGGGCTTTTTTTGTGCCTACTCTAAAGTTACAAGAAGTTAAAGAGACAGGCATCAGCGCCGCTATACATCACGGCGTTCTTGGTAAGGCAGAGTTTGGTACGTTTGGGGGTAAGATTGGCGTACTGTTTACTCGCGTTCGCTAATCAAATCTTTAGCCAACTCAATTCTTTCTTGGCGTATTTCATCTAATAGCCTGCGTTTCTCTGCGCCTGCCATATTTGGATCTGCCTTAACTTCACGCTCTTCCTTAGCCAACTCGCCCATACGTTGACGGAACTGACCGGCTAGAGGTGCAAGGCTTAACAAGTCTGCAAACTGGTCAGAGTAGGCTTCTGCATCTTTTTCACGCCCTTCTTCCTCAAGCTTGTTGTAGGTCTTCTTAGCCCGCTCAACGCTTTCTACATCTTTGTAAGCCCTGTTAATCAAACCACCCGCATCTTTAGGCTGGAACACAGCACCAAAGACAGGCAAATCACTAGCCCGCATTTCGGGTTTCTCTCCACCGGTACCGCCACCACCAAACACAGGGTTGGTCAACGAAGCAAGCGCTAATGGCAAGCCGCCGGTATATCCACGAACTAAATATTCAATCTGCACAGGTGATAAGTATTCGCCAAGGATAGGTATTTTGCCCGTGCCTTTGCCGATCAGCTTAGCAATCTCGGTTGTATTTTGATTAAAGCGCTCGGATGGGTCTACATCTTTTAAGCGCTCTCCTACGATACTGCGTCCTGTATAGAACGAATAGTCTGAAAGAACTTCAATTGGGGCTTTAATGGCTTGTGGCAAAGCGCTTGGTCCTAGCGGAACTGCGTTCTTTACCATCTTTAAGAGAGCGGTAGCTGCTTCGCCCGCCGTTCTATCACCTTGCATTACATTGACAATAGCCTCTGGTAAAGCCTTAAATATGATACCCAACTCAAATGGAATAGGAATGCGTACTGGTTCATCAACTCCCGGTACATATACAAACCAGTTATTGTATCTTTCGTCATCGTTAGCATTTAGGTACGCCTCGTCTTCACTCATTATTAGGGCATACAGCATTGTGGCGCCAAACATCATAGCTCCACGCTGCCACAGTTTTTGTTTAATACGTAGTTTGTCTTGGAAAGTGCCTGTGCCTCTAAATGCTTTGTATAGAACATTAAAGCCTTGGATCTGTGCATTAAGGAATGGCACCATGGTAGATAGCAAGAACAAACTAGCAGACGTACCACGTTGGCTAAATGGCATTAACTCATGCGTAGCCAAGATTGCTTCCATCTCAGACAAGCCCTGTCTGCGGTAGTTATTAAACGATACTTGACGCGTTGCAGCATCACCCTGCATTGCCATGATGTCTGCTTTAGCAAACCAATTATTGATCTGCCCTTTTAGCCCTGACTTACCTGCTAGCTGAAGCATCATCTTTTGTTGGTCTTCAACAGTTCCGGTAAATACGTTGCTGCTTATTAGACCAAAGCGTGTTATCTCGCTATCTATGGTCTCACCACGTATTGCTTTTGGTAGTGTTTTGGCAATCTCTCTCAAAGAAGAAAGCACAGGCGCAGTATCAACACCGCTTGCCATAACCGCAATAAACGGATCACGAATAACCTGACGGGCGGCATACACAGGGCTTCTAGTTACCCAAGTGCGCAAGAGTCTGGCTGGTATACCCATAATATTGACTGCCCCCGGCACGCTTGTGTTTACCCCCGCTAATCCTTGGACTACAAACTCAGCAGGTACGCCTACAGTATCGGTGTCAATCTCAACATAGCGTCTGCCATCGTCGTTCTCATCAACCGGCTTAACGTAGAAACGAATAACTTTATCGCTAGCTGGACCTGTACCTTTGCGAATATACGTGCCCGGTACAGGCTTGTCGTTTTTCATACGTGGCTTAACTAAGCCAAGTTCATTTAAGCTAAACGCTGTGTTACGTGTGGCTAGGTTGCCCAACGCCATATCAATCAACAGGCTGGTGTTTTGCAAAGCACCGGTATAAATATCAACAATACGCTCATCGTCTCCTGCCAACTCATGCAGGTATGGCTGGTCTTTTAAGTTACCAACCCGTACACGTGGGGCGCCACCAACATCAAGCACTACGTCGCCATTTGCATCTTTACGATAGAACGGAATGTAGTCGTTGTACTTAGTAAGTTCTTTAGCAAGCGATTCAGATATGCGCCCTGTCTGTACCAAGAAGTCCATTAAGTCTTTGTTGTACTGGTCGTATACCTCGTCTGCCTTCTTAAAGGTGTCCATTAACGTTGGGTTGGCTTTCATAGAAACTTCAAGCGCTTTGATAGCCTTTTCAACATCCTTGGTATCTTTGAAGTTCAACTTGTCTAAGCCAACACGTTTGGCACGCTTAGCAATACGATAAACGCTGTATGAGTTACGCACGCCCTCAGCATTACCCCACTTAGCACTACTTAATATTTCAGCAAGCTGTTTTAGATTAGCACCTTTAACGGACTCAATAACATACTTGGTACCGCCTTTTTCCTGACGTAGTTTAGGCACGCCGTTTGACATAGCAGCATTAGTCCAAGCGTAACGCTGGTCGTGCATATTAATGTAGTACTTAGTCTGTAGGGCGCTAGAAGACTTTTCGGCGGCTTTATTAGCGTATACCTGTTCTAGTCCGGCACTACGGCTAACAAACAATTGCTTAATGCGCAAACCTAAATTATTGCCTAGGGTTCTATCTCTTAACGACTTGTTTTGTACAAGTATCTTTTCAGCGGCTTGCTTAAAGCCTTCTCCTGCCGCACCATACTCGGCAACACCAACGCTAAACTGGATTTCTCCGTTGCTCTTTGTATAAACACCGGGAGCAAACTCATTAAAGTTGTTTCGTGCATCTCGTAAAATCTTGTATACATCACTTGTAGATACATCAAGATCAACACCCATCTTCCGCAGTGCAGCACGAACTGCGCCAACTAAAGCCTTAATAAACTCATTTGCTTTTGCCAAGAAGTTCTTGTCTGGTCGTGCCTCTTCAACGTGGGCAATAACTTCACGCAATGCTTTATTAGCGGCTTGCTCGTCCGTGTCCCCTGCACGCTTAGCGGCAGCGTAGGTAGCAGTAGCTTCTTCGCTAACACCTAATTTATCCGCAAGCGCAAATACCCCACCATCTTGTTTAGCAACACGTTTTGCTAAGGCAGTCATCCCAGCTTCGCCAAGCAAAGTCTCAACGCCCAAGTGTCCAGTAATCTCGTGGGCTAGTGTGCGTTGAAAGTCTTTAACATCTGCGTGGGTGCCGAAAACAACAAACACACTACCGTCTGGCATTACACCACCACGGATGCCATCAATCTGGGCTTCTGTATAGCCTTGGGCTCTTGCCTGTTCTTTAACTTTCTCAGGCACGGTATCAAACAACAGAATATCTAAACCTTTAGGTATCTTCACGCCTGCCAAGGCTTTCTTAGCTTCGGCTTTATCAAGACGCTTCTCTCCGGCAACTGCTTCAATACGTGGCTTAAACGAACCGCCAAGCATATTCATAAAGCGGCGATATTTTTCTACGTCAATGCCAAACGCTTCAGCTTCCTGCCGTTCAACTTCCCCAAACGTAGCTTCTCTAATTTCAGTCTTTAGCCGCGCAATAGTGCGCTCCATATTTGTTTTTTGCTCTTCGGAAAGCTTTTCGTTTTCCATGCGGTCTTGTAGTTCCGCAATTTTGGATATAGCGCTACGAACAAACACGGGAGTATTTTTATATAGCCTACGTTCTGCTATTTCTTCACGTTCTTTTAACGATCTACGAACCAAACTATACGATTCAGGAGCCACCCCGGCTTTAGCAAACTTACCGGCTTTCTCCATTTTCTTTTCAGTTTTGGTTGGTTTGTAGCGTTTTGCGCCTTGCTCTTCTTGCGCTTTGCCAACAACCATACCAATACGACGAGCATTAAGAATCTCGTCAAACGCTTTAACTTCTTTTTCTAGTGCTGCTAATTCTTTAGCAAGTTTTGGACGCTCTGCTTGTGGGGCTCTTTTTGAATCCAAGCGTTCTTTAACATAGTTAAACCGGTCGTTCTTTTCTTTACGGACTTTAGCAAGTTCAATTTCAGAGATGCGACCAACCGCCCTTTCATCGGGCGTTGCTTTGGGCTCAACTTGCCCAAGGTCTTTCTTAAGCTTTTCTTCTTTTTTCTCTTCTTCAGGCGTTGTAGCCTTCTTAATTTCTGTTACCTTGGTAGGTGGTCTTATACCTAAAATTACGCCCTGAAGTTTTTCTTCAATACCAAGAATAAGGTTTTCTGCTTTGCGGTAGCGTGGTATGCCTTCCTCCATTTCTACCATGGAGTTCATTACTTTGGCAATGCGTGGGTCTACCCTGTTTTGCTTAAACGCATTATCTAGCTTCTCACGAGATTTTTTGTAGTCTTCAACAGCTTTTTTGTATGCCTCTTGCTGTTTCTTGTTCATCGTAAGGCTACGACGCTCAACCATCTCTTTGTAGAACTGGCGAGCAAAATTAAACGGCGACTGCACAGCATCGTATCTGTGGGGTAGTGCAGCCTGCATTTTGGCTTGAGGTTCAAACTCTTGTTTCTTGCCGGGTAAACCAAGACCGGTTACACGTTTAGCTTGCGCTTCTGATTCGGCAATTGACTTCTTAGTTTTCTCAATGTTATCGAGCAGTTTTCTTTCTTGGGCTTGAGCAAGACGCAATGCTTTAATCTGCTTTTGGGTACGTTTCTCCTCAGCAATACGTTCTATAGCACGAATCTGGTTTGTAACAATGTTTTTCTGTTTCTCAAAAGCTCTTAGAACAGGGCTGTATACATCTTTGCCTTCTCTACGGAACTTGTTGATATTTTGAATGCGCTTAAAGTTTTGCTCAGTAGCACGAATTGTGGCAGTTTGATCTGGGAAAAACTCCATCTGCCCGCCGGGCATCTGTTTACCTTCTTTGGTATACGGAACCCTAGTAGTCAGCGCCTCTTCAATATTAGTTATGGCGTCATTAATATCACGCAAGTCAGGTTCAAGACCGGCAATAACTCTGTCTGCTTGTGCTTCTGTAGCGTTAACAAGTCCGGGTATATTTTTAGTTACACCGGTTGATGTAACACCTTCTCTGTCTATTGTGCGCTTGCCTTCCGCAAGCATGCGCTCTGCCTTTTCAAATACGGCACGTTGTTCTTTGCTTAGATCGCTTTGTAAAACACGGTCTAATTTACGGGCAAGACGAGTAATGTCATCAGCTTCAACATCGGTTGGACGCTTTTTACCTGTGTCTTTTTTACGCCCTTCTTCAAACAAATCACGGGCTGTTTCTCTAGTTAGCTTGCCAAACTTGCGCTCTTTAGCGGTGTATTCTGCTTTTAACTTGCTAATAAAGTCGCCAACATCTTTAAACTCTTCACGGCTAAAACCTGTCTTAATCTCGCCTTCACCTGACGGGAGTGGGGCAAACTTAAACCCAGCTTTCTCTAGTGCAGTACGCATTGCTGTTTCAGGCGAGGGCTCACCGGCTTTCATCTGGGCAGCAAGTTTTCCTGTAGCACGTTGGATTTTGCCACCCATCAACGACTCAATCTGGTCTACAACTTCAGCACGCTCGGCGTCGCTTAACGGCGTTTGCGCCTGTGCTAGACGGGTAAAGTTAATGTTATTTACAGTCGCTTCAATGTAGCGGTCAAGCAGTTTGCGAGCTTTGATAGCTTTGGTTTCTTGAGAACCTGTTGCCATAGCGGGGTTTGTACCGCCAAATCGTTCCCCCTTACGCATGCTGTCAATGACATCGGTAAGGTCTAGCATGATGTAATCACGCATCATATCGGACGAACGAACTGCTTCTGTTGGGGTACGTTTGCCTTTTGGAATAGCTTCAGCAAACTTTTTACGTGCAGCAAATACCGCGTCTAAAACATCCTGTAAGTCTTTACCTGCTTTAAGAACTTCAAGAGAACGACCTTCTTTTGGGGGAGCATATAGTCTTTCGCCACGTCCCTCAGCTTTAGCTTGAGCTTTCTTTTCTGCAAAAGCTACATAACGATCGTATCGTGCAACTGCATCATCTAGTTCTTTTTTAGCTTCAGTTAACGCCCGAACCCGCTTATATTCAGTAGCCTTTTGTTCTGGCGTAAGTCTTTGATCTACTTTCTCAGGCTCTGTATATGCAGACACCAACTTATCTACGAGGTATGTCTCGTATTCTTCTGGCGTCATGTCCTCTTTAAACTTAGGCTTTACTGCACCACGTTGCCCTGCGGCAATCTCAGCCTCGGTTAACCCTGCTAACTGCTCTTGCTCAACAATGTCTTTAGATATGGCTTCACGCTGACGGCGTTCTTCTGCCATACGTTTCTCATATTCAGGATAGCGCACACCTTCTTTGGTTTCTTCAAACAGACTAGCTTGCTCTGCTGGACCTCCGGGCATCTGCATACCTGTGTACTGCGACTGCATTTCTTTGTACTTTTTAGTTAAATTACCCAGCGCCTCTAGGTTGCCAGTTTCTCTGGCTTTGTTAATTTGAGCAAGAACAGTAGATAAGTCTTTTGCAGTAGGCGCTTGAGCAGGCACAGCTTTAATAGCTTCTAAGCGTGTCTTTAACGTATCAAGGGTCTGATTGTTTGTAGCAATCTGTTGCCGAATAGGTTCTGCTGCCTCTTCGTCGTCTTTTTTCTCAGCATCTTTAAGCTGTTTATTAAGCGCTTTAGTTTCAGCAGTTATCTTGGTAATGCGTTGCCCAAGTTTGTCTGGGTTTAATTCGTTTAGTGCGTTTTGTATTGTCCTAGCTTGATCGCTAAGGGCGGCTAGTTTATCAACGTCTGTTTCTTTAGCTGCCGTGGAGCGCAGTTCGTTAAGCTGTTGTTTAAGGACACGCTCTTGCTCAAAAATCTCACGGCGCATCTGCGTAATATTTTCTTGTTTTTGCTCAGGGCTAATAACAGGAGGCTTTTGTTCAGCGGCAATATCCGCCATTTGCTGTTCAGCGGCACGGGTAGCGGCAAGTTCTTCGCTAGCTTTTGCTTCTTTTTCAGCTTCTAGGCGACGCCCTTCGGATTTAATTTGGCTTCTTCTAACGGCGGTGCCGGGTATAGCTAATGTGCCACCAAGTGCAGCACCACCAATAAAACTTTCAAAATATTCGTCTCTTGCTTCTTTATCTGTAATAGACAAACCTGCTTGCAAACGCTCCAAAAGTTGTTGTGCAGCTTCAGTAGTGCCTTCAATACCTGCGGTTTTACCGCTCTGTAGTGCGTATGCGCCTGTTGTTTTTAGTATGTTTTGTTCGGCAATTTTCTTAGCCATCTCTGGCGTAATCTCTTTGCCTGCCGCACCAAAGATCCTGCCAATACCGGGGATCATACGGAACGAAATAATATCTAAAGCAGCCTGTGGCACGGCAGCGGCACCAGCCGCAAGCAAATCAGTGTCTTTAAGTTGTGTGCCTGTACCAACCTGACGACTAATGTTTGATGCAGTAAATTGACCTAATGATGCAAGACCTGCTAATCCCGTACCAACGGCAACAGGAGCACCACCAAGAGCAGCCGCACCACCAATAACAAGCGGAGCTGCCGCATAAGGCACACTGCCACCAAGAGTTTCTTTAAGCTTTTCAAAAGGCGCTTCAGCCCAACTTTCTTCCGTTGGTTTAAATACTTTTTCTCTTTTCTTTTCGTATTTTTGCGCTTCTTTTTCGGCTTCTTCTACATCTTTTATGCCGGTTCTGCCTTTGAGACGTTCAAAATCTGCTTTAAGTTGTTCAAAACTTGATTTAGCTGCGCCCGTAAATCCCGTATCTGGTTTGATAGGTGGGGCAAATGCGTCTGGGAATTGTTGTCTTGCCTTTGCTAGTGCCTCGCTTTGAGACATTCCTTCCGGAACTTCTACGAATGACCCACTAGGTAGACGCAAATATGGCATAGATTTTCACTATAGTTTTTAGTAGCTGGCGGTGCTACTTTACTGAACCAATTACATCAGCGCCTTGTCCGGGAAGTGTAGCATATAAACCTTGGTTGTTACGCATTCTGTAAAAGTTTTCAAAATCGCCATAATCTTTCTTTTCTGACCTAGGCATTTTTTGCCATAGCTCTGACGCTTTTTCTCTTGAGATAATATCTACCGGTCTCTTAGCTACATTCATAGCTTGATAGCGCTCCATCATCTTTGGATCGCCAAGAGCATTTAAAAGCTGAATTGCTTCACCAGGTTTATTGAGCGCAGCCATTCTGTACTTAGCCGTATCAGCCATTTCCATAAATTTGAGAGCAGCTTCGGTGTTACCTCTGGCGTCAGCAGCACGAGCTTTAGCTAAGTTCATATCGTACTCGTTAGCCAAATTATCAACTGCGCGTTGCTCTTTACGTGACGCTGCTGCAGATTGAATTACTCCGGGTAAACCAGCAGATATACCAGCAGCCAATCCAGGTTTACTTAATATGCCTTGTGCTATTTGCATCAATGCTTCGCCACCGCCTTGATTTCTTAGTTGAGCAATACCTTCACGTTGCTTAGCGCTTAAACCCTCTAATTTTTTGTAGTAGTCTTCTTGATTAGCTTTTATTGCGTCCATGTAAGATTTAAAGCCACCTAGCCCATCAGTAGGAGCAGCGGCAGCAGTCCGAGCTGGAGCAGGGGCAGGAGCAGGGGCAGGAGCAGGGGCAACGGGTATATTAGCCAGAGGAGCACGAATGCCTCTAGTGGATTCTCTTTGTAACTCAGCTAATTGCTCTGGTGTTTGTGGCATTACAAGCGGTGTTTTACCTTGACGCATTAAATCTACGTCTTTTTCTGTGACTTTATTGCCCGGAGGTGGTGTAGCTTTTTTACCCCGCATAATGTCTGATAAATACGTTTCCGAAGGAGTGTATAGGCTATCTCGTAGACGCTCAAAGAAATTACGCCCTTCTTTATCTTTAACTATTTGCTCGTTATCTTCGCCGTTAAACGCAATAATCCCACCGTCAGCCATATCAACAGTGTCCATATTGGGGGCAGGCAAACTAGCCAAACCACCCTCAGCAGCCATCATGGGCATTTGCCCCGGCATGGGTTGTCCCATCATGGGACTAACAGCTTCTTCAGCTAATAACTTATCTTTAACACTAGGTTGCTGCATCTGGGCTTGTGCTTGAGCGCCCTGCATGGCAGTGCGTAGTTTCTTACGCCCCATAGCTTCAGTCATCGCAACATACTGTGGAACATCTATGCTTTTGCCAGCCAACACATCAGCCAACTGCGAGTCGCTCATTTTGCGAGCGGTGTTCATAATCTGCTGAATGCTTCCCGATGGCATGCCACGAGGCGTAGAGTCAGGCTTTAATAGCGCAGATAACCCTGCTGGCATGGGATTAGGAGAGCCACGTCCAGCAGCCATGGCTGGCGAAGATGCGGGTGCGGAAGGAATAGCCATAGTAAATCCTTAACTAAATGCTTTATAAGCGCCCAATGCGCCAAGACCATAGCCCAAAAGCTGTTGCCCAGTACTAGGCTGGGCTTGATACGACTGCGTCGTAGTACTTTGTAAGGGTAAACCCCTAAGCATTGCGTTCATAATGCCGAGCTGCATGTACGGATATTGTTGTGCCGTAGCGTAATCTTGAATAGCTTGATTAATCTTTTGCTGTTCTTGAGCTTGTTGCTGAGCGCCAACTTGGCTTTGTAAATTCAATATGCCTGTTTGTGCGCCAAGCTGTTGCTGACCTAACTGCCCTAAAGCACCAGCCGCTTGAGTAGCTTGACCCATACCCTGTAAACCAGCGCCAATGCCTTGTAAACCTAAGTTAGCGCCAAACTGTTGTTGGCGTTGTGCATCTTCAAATGCTTTTTGTGAACCTGTTGCTGCAATGCCTTGTAGCTGGCTTTGTAACGAACGCTCGGCTTCAGCTTCTGCAATTGCTTGACGGCTACCACCAAATGCACCAGCACCAATAGCTTGTCTAGCACGCATTGGGGCAGCAATCTGATAATCACGCAACGCCTGTGCTTTTTGATAGTCCACTACGTTTTGCATATATGGCGACATATATGCTTGGGTCATAGCTGGGTTTGTAACTTGTTGTGCGTATTGTTGACCATAACCAGCGGCTTGCCCTGCTAAACCAAGAGAACCTAGACCAGAAGCACCAGCTAATTGTGATCCAGCCTGAAGTTGTTCAGGAGTTTGTAAAGCAGCAACACCTGCTTGGGCTTGTTGTTGAATGGGACTAAACGGCGCTAAATAGTCACTTGGGTTTGTGCTGTAAGGCTGATATGGTCTAAAGCCAGTCTGTTGTCCTTGGTCGTTATATGTGTAAATCTGCTTTTGGGTGGACTCCAGCATGTTCTCCACATACGGGCGAGCATACTCAGGAATATTAGCTGTCTGGGTAGTAGAAGTAGTAGGTTGACCACCGCCACCTCCGCCACCAAAATATGGTGTGCGTCGACCTTCGTGAGTCCAACCGCTGTGTTTTGATCTTAAGATGCTCATAATTTAACTTCCACCAAAATAGCCTTTTCTTCAAAACCAAAACGCTTCCACAGCCTAGCTATGGCTTCTTTTGCAACCCCTTGTATCTTGGTTGCACCGTTGGCTTTAAATATGTCGGACATTTGTTTAAATGTATCTGGATTTGTTACTAATTTTCCACCTATTGCAGTTACAAAAGCAACTCTGTCATTCGGGTAATTCACAAAATTTACAGTTGCCGCACCATGTACAACATCACTCTCATCTACTGCTACTAGCAACACCCACTGCCCTGTTACTAGATATACCTTAATCTGCTCGGTTGTGTACTCTGCCCCACCAAACTTCTCTTCAGCGCTTTTAATATGCGCTTCTACCTGACCCCACATCTGGTTAACAAACTGCGTAGGGATGGGCACGACTTTTAAGTTCATGCGGGCATAAACCTACCTGTATTTACTGCTGGAGCTTGTTTCTTTTTACCTGTTCTAGCCTTGCGAATCTTGTCCATCATGCTGTACAGCTTCCTAGCACCAGCATCGGTAGAGCCGTTGCCAAGATGAGACACAACATCAGCAGGGACAACAAACTCCCCATCAGCCAATCGGGCTGGACGTTTATTAGCAATCGTGGCAGGGATAGAGTCGCTCATGCCATCACCAGGACCTTTTAACATACGCCCGCCGTCCGAGAACCCGCCTAAATCTGCAATACCACCTTTTGCACCGGCAGTTATTGGCAACTCTCCAAGAGACGTCATGGATGGGTTTAACGCCCCAATACCAGACATATTTGCCCCATAGCGGGCATTGTTAAGTTGCGCTAGCGCCGCATTGTATGAATCAAGGCTATTAAGTGTGCGATCAGCAGTCAAAGAAGCACGTTTTTTCTTCCGTGTATCCCCACCTCCAGCCATTAGCATTGGGTTAGACCGCTCATAAGCTGGGGCTTCAGATACCATCTCAGAGCTTACTGGGCGCTGGATAGGGCTAGCATATTGGGTCTTATCAATCATGCCCTGTGGATATAAACCGCCTTGTGGGTTCATTGCTGTATTCATCATAGACATACGTTCTACAGGACCCCCAGCTTGATAGGCATCCATTAAACCGCCACCTGCTGCATACCGTGTGTATTGAGCTCTGTAGTATGGGTTTGGTCGCTCTGGAGTAAAACCTTGAAAATCAGGAGATAACGTGGATTGGCTGCTGTAAGGTTCAAGACCGGGTACTTGATCTGGTTTCTCGCCCATTGCGCCGCCAATACCGGGTAAAGAAGCGGTAAGTGTTCTACCTATTGGACCATATCCTTGATAAGCGCTGGTTGGGTTAACAATACCACCCGGAGTTTGCGGGTTTGGCGTTGACGCAAGTTGTCTGTAGGCATCCCCTGTTTCAGGATTTATACGCATGCCTTCTGGCGCAACGGGAGAGCTAGGAGGAGTTCCGGGTGGAGTTGTAGCAAGATTTGATGAAGCTTGTTGTGTAGCTTGTTGTGTGGCTTGTTGTTTAGCTAATTCGTCTGCGGGAATAGAAGTAGCTGCCCCTTCTCCAACAGTTCCAGGTGGAACATTAACTAATTGTGAACCCGCATCCGTGGCACCAGCAGCGCTAAACACGTTGTCATACGCACCCATACCACCAGAGATAGCACCACCTAAACCGCCCATTAAAGCGCCTTTGCCAACGTCTCCGCCTTGAATTCCAGCACCAATACCACCATAAAGAGCTCCTGATCCAGCGCCAGCTAAGATACCACCTGCGGTTGCTGCGGTAGCGGCACTCATACCACCTACACCAGTTAACGCCCCAGCCAAAGCAGGAGCGGCAGCACCAGCCGTAAAATACGTAGCGGCAGCCATAGCTACCACTGGGAGAATTTGATCTAAAAACCCAGCTTCTGGTAAACCTGTTTCTGGGTTAATTGTTAATGTGCCACCTTTAGCTTTAGCAAGCGCTTGTAACCCTTGAACTTCTCGTGGAGTCATATGGACAAGCATGCTGTCTTTGCCACGCCCTTTTGCTCGAACGTGATGCGCTAGATTGTGTAAGCTCATAAGCGTACCTTGGGGTTATTTGGTGTCAAGTTTATCATTAATATAACGCCGAAACAAACGTTGCGGTAAGAATTACAGACGGAGATGCAGGGTGCACGGGGGCTGTGCCAGGGGGGTATGTAGCCGCTACCGTATTTCCTGATTCTGAAGCCATTATCAACTGAATGTTATCGTCAGCATTTACCGCCACCACTAGGTTCCAAGACACAATTGCAGCACCTAAACCGCCAGCATGTTTTGACGGAATCGACACAGTGCCAGCTGTTTGCGCTATATCAACCGTGTTTTTCCTAAACCAAAGGACTACATTGTCTACCGAACTTGTGCAGTTTATAAGCTGGATACTAAATTGAACGTTGTAATAACCAGCTACGGCAAAGACAACTTTGGTGTTATCTGCAGGGTCTAAAGCCACCTGATTGCTGGTATCTGTTGTATCGTATGGAATAGCCAAAGACGTGGTTGCCGAAGGCACTGCCTGAGCTTCAGTTACATAAACACCAGCCGAATGCGAAGAACCGCTAGAGCCATATTGTGATCGGGTAATCCCCGTAAATGAAGTAGCTGTTTTGCCCGTATAACTAATTAACTCTTCTTCAATAAGAATAGTGCCAGCAGATGCAAACCCAGTAGTAGACCCAACCACGATAGTTGCAGTTGAGCTTGAGTTTGGTATGGCATTAGTTAAAGTTGTATATCCGTCTTGAGAAAACGCACCGTTTGGAAACTTTAAAAACGCCCCACCTGTATTAGAGCTAAATGGCTGGCAAAAGTTATCAATTTGGTTAAAGTACAGACGTAAGGCATTATTCATCTGATCGTGGTATTGCTGCCTGTAGTCAATTGGCGCAACAAGTAAATTAGGCGCTTTTGGCGGTCTAAGGTCTAGGGTCTTAATTTGAGGATTAACTGCCATTACCTGCGTCCATCGTTGCGAATATCAATCCGTGGGCTACCTAGCTGCCACTGTGTACCGAGGTTATTAGACTCAATCCTAAAGGCAAGTTGGCGACCACGTAGGCGGGTATAGACCTGACCAGTAAACTCTTGAATGTTGTATACCCCTGAAACTGCATAGTTATTAGAGCTTAACACCCGTGGACTATTTGCAGTGCCATAAGGAGCGCCTGAGTTTTGGCGGGGTTTAACCGTCATCGTTACAGAAGGTCCGTCTACATTAGAACCATTAAAGTTTATATCAGGCAGGATACGCCAGACAAAGCCAAAGTTATGCCCGTCCCCAATATCAAAGTCCGAAGACTGAACATAAGCATTAATAGGTACAGCAGTATCACCAGCTATATCATCGACAGCCGCTTCGTGGAACAAAATCCTGCGGTTATAGTCGGCAGCCATTGGATATTGGCGTAGTGGGGAATCTAGCCAAGCCGTGCGACCCATTGTGCCGTAAGCCCATGTACGCTCTAGGTAGTTATAGATGACGTATTTATCTACTACGTTTGAATTGGTAGAGCAATAGAACCACCAGACTTCGCTATATCCATCATTACCGCCAGCAAAGACTTGGAAGCCTTGGTTCTTGTTAATGTCGTTATAAATGTACTGCCAGAGCGAACAAGGCAGGGTCTCAACACGACCTGAGTACATATAGAACCTATCAACGCCCATCCAGTACGTTATGTTATTTACAGTAATTGCGGCATTAGGGCTAATGATGGAGATATTGTCCATCAGGATTTGGAAGCCCCAAACATAAGGAGGTCCTAGGTATTGCATGGAGTAAATAGCAGAATCTGTCCATACCAAGATCTCTTGGCGGGTTGAACGGGCGCACATAATAAATGAGCCGTTAGAAAGCCTAAACTCGCCTGACTGGTTAGTTACTGCTGGCACCCATTCATAAGGGTTTTCTTGGTCAGACCAACGCACAAGCATAGGATCAAAGTCAGTCTCTGAGTCAAGCGGGTCATATGGGTTAGCGCCCATGCAAATAATAAAACGCTGAATGGAAGAAGCCAAAACCTGATTTGTTGCATTTGGTACAAATTGACCAGCATAAGTAGCCGATGTGGCTTGGGTTGCCAAAGACTGCGCTCTAGTTGTATTACCAGCAACGGTTCCGTCTGGGTATGTGCCTTCTGGGATCCAGTAATAAACTGCACCGCCACGAGGAGCTATAAATAGATAGTCACCATAGTTGTCGTTTGTCCACAAACGTAGTTGATTTTGTACCCCACCGTTAAAGGCAGAGCCCCAAGTGCCTCGACTCCATGGACCAGCACCCCAACCAGTACCGACAATGGCAACATCTAAGCCTACTGGGTACTCATATTTAATTGTAACTGTGCTGCCGCCTCCGTTAGCGGTATTAGTAGCCGTTGTAGACACGGTAAAGGTATACGCCGTAGCATTAACTAAAGAAGTTACAACGTGTTCGGCATTCAAAATAGTGGACGTAATAGCCGTATTGGCAATCGTATTAGCCCCAGAGATAATGAAGTAGTCACCTACGCTTGGATGATATGCAGCGTCAACCACAGTAATCGTAGAGGAGTTAACCGTGGTGTAAAAAACAGGTGCAGATACGTTGGTTGAGGTATGGACTATGGGAGTTACGTCAAAGAAAAAGCCACCAAGTTCAACGTAGTATTTAAGATTAGTGCCAACACCCAAGTAGTTATTAGCATTTGTGGCTACCCAGTTCCATAAAGAACGAGCAAGACCCAAGAACTGCGTTGTTGCATACCGCCTCCAGCCACCAATCTTTTCAGGAAAACCAGAGCGAAAACGCACTTTATCGGCATCGTACCAACCACCCTCGTTAGAATAGTCTGTACCTTCTCGGTTTAGTCCTGGACGAAATTGTAGTTTCTGTAGCGCCATAATTAAAATTCAACCCATCCAGTAACAATATATTTAGTGCCAGAAAGAGGCGTGTTGCCCCGATGAGTATGAGTAAGTCCAGCAGGGGATATAATAACCGTACCTTGTTTAGGCTTTATTCGCATGTGTTGATTTATAAATTCAGTTTCTCCGCCTTCTTCTATATCGTTTAGGTAAAGAGTCCAAGCAAGTATTCTGTTGCAGGTTTCTCTATTACTAGCTTCACAGTGCCAAACATGATACCCCTGTCCGGGTTCTGTTTTTTGAATCTTAAAATAATACGAATTATGTGGACCAAAATTTTTTAAAACCCAAAATTTATTGGTGTAGTGGGGGTAACATTGCCTCCAAAATATTTCATTAAATTGCCCCATTAATACCGAATTTGCACGAAGATTAATAGCAGGATCATTATTAGCAAAATGAAATGAATCGTCTTTTAATGATTTAAGTGTATTTTCTATTTCTTGTTGCCTATTTAACGTATGCCCAGCCGCAACCATTTTTTCAAAGTAATCAATCACTGATTCGCAATACTCTTTTGAAAAAGCATCTTCGTAAATACCAATAAATTGTTCGTGCTTTATATTCATTCGGGTTTACCCTAAGATAAAAATAACGCTCGTTCGTCGTTTCTACGAGTTACCAAGCCTTTCAGTACTTTACCCCCAGCAAGCGTATATTTCAAGAACTCTTCTGCCGCTTCTGCCATATCGCCACGAATAACCTTCTGACGGAGGGTGCTGCGCTGTAGTGTTCCCAAACCAACATTAAAGCTAAAAGATACAAGAGCATCGAATTGACCTTGAGTGAGCTTGACAGGACAGAAGCGTTCAACACCTCGCTCAAAGCGGTTAAGATCGTCTCTAAGAATGCCATCTACTTCCTCCATCGAAAAGGTACGGTCATCTTTGTACTCCAGTGGGTAAGCATCACGCTCATCTATTTTTAAAGCGCCCTGCCGTGGGTAGAGTACATGCCCGACACCAATCGTCCACAATTTTGCGGGACAGCGATATGGACGCTGGCGAACACCCTCATGGTGCTTAATCATTTTTATGGCTTTATCGCTTACTTTCACTTCTTAAATGCCTGTGTTCCAAACCAGAAAGAAACAATACTTGCCCAGATAATCTGGGTCTCATCATCCCATAAGAGGTTAAGCGCTACGTCAAATGGTACTTCCCGATGAAAAGCAAACCAGAACCCAAACAGTTCTACAAACATAAACATGATGAACATGCCGTAGGTAATGGCGGGTCTTACCATTGCCCGTGAGTTAGTAACCCACTGGGAAGCACCTTTGCCAATCTCGATGTCGTGAGCATACAAAGACGCCCTTTCTTGGGCTTGGGTCTGCATCTCAATCTGCTGGGTCTTAATTTCTTCTACATGGGCTTGGGCTTGGAAGCCCCTCTCCATCATTTGAAGTTCCCGTTCTGTCTGCAAACGAGCCATTTCCATCTCATGCTTCTTGTCGGACTTGTCTTGAAAAAACCCTAATAGGCTAGGTAGTCCGCCCGATAAAAACGATATTAATGTTGTAAATAGAGTAATCATCTTTTAGACCCCCATACTATGTAATAAGCAATCCAGCCTGCTGCCATAAAGCACCAAAACTGCACCCATTTAACCTTTGACAACTCGGCGTCAAAGTACTTCTTGTCTTCCTTCTCAAGCCGTTCAATCTCGGTCTTGATGTCTAGCACCTTTTGCCACTCTTTGGTGCCGTGCTGCTTTATAAACTCCACCCTTAATTTGTACTCTTCATCGCTTATTTTCTTGCGGTGCTTGTACTCCTCAAGGGCTTTAAATATCGCCCGTTCTTTCTTTAACTCTGCTTCTCTGCGCTCACGAATCTTGGCATTTGCCCGCTCTTTTGCTACGTCTACTGCTTCTTTTTGAACATCCTCGATGTTCTTGCCAATCTCCCGCCCAGCCTCACGCCCAGTTTTTATCCCTTCACTGATGCCTTTAGCACCAGCTGATAACCCCAGTTCGTCTGACATATCTCACTGTTCTTTGCCTCAGAGTGTTGACCCACCAAATGACATATTGGCTACCACAATAGCTACGTGCTTCTCTGGTTCTTTAAGGCTATGCCCACAATCACTGCACATCTTGGCAGCTAACTCAGCTTCAGAAACGTCGTACCCACAGTTAGGGCAGTAGATTTCAATAGTGTGGCGTGGCTTAAACTCGCCTGATTCGATAGTGTCTTGAATTGTTTTAATCATATATTTTGCTCATTATTAAAAAGCACCCAATTTTGAATAGTTTCATCCCATTCATATTTTTTTCCATCATCAGGATATGGAACTGGTGCTTCCCATAGCCAAGTAGGGCTTGAAATAATCCAAGATGGATATGGTTGTGGGGCATAAAAAACATCATTTATTACATCATATGTATATCCAATACCAGCATAATTTGCCCTTAATGCAACACCACCATCAGGAGTATTTGAATTTGGTGCGTAATGAATTCCACCTCTAGTATTGTAAGAAGTTTGAATCCATTCTTTAGGATTTGACAAAGAATCTATAAATTCTTGATCTGCAACAATAACTTGTTGAACAATACCATTTTTAACTTCTGCAAATAAACTCATGCTGTATAGCTCCCTGAAGAACCTTTAAATATCAATACAGTATTTGAACCATTTGTAACTATAGTTGGGCTTCCTGTATAAGTTCCTGAATAGCTTGCAGTAGGTATAGCAAGAATAAATACTCCTGAACCACCAGCCCACCCACCATCAAATGAAGCACCGCCACCGCCACCGCCTGAATTAACAGAACCAGCAAGACCAACTCCACCACCACCACCTAAACCTGGTGTTCCGCTAGTGTCGCCTGATTTACCACCAGCGGCACCACCAGCAAAATAAACATCACTACCTGATACTTGACCAACTGATGCGCTTGTAGCTTGAGAAGTAGTAATAATAGTAGTTATTGATCCATTTCCACCATTACCACTAGCAGAACTAGTTGCGGCAGTTCCAACAGCACTAGCTCCACCTCCACCACCGCCAGCAGATGCTGATGTAAAGCCTGGCCCACCTTGACCGCCATTATTTCCTTGAGATGGGGTAGTAGATGGAGTATTTCCAGCGCCAGCTGCAAAATTTCCTTGAGAACCGCCACCGCCTGAACCACCAGCACCACCACCACTTTGAGCACCACCTCTACCGCCACCAGTAGCCGTTAAACCAAAAGCAGTAGAATCTGTTCCTTTTGTATTAACTGGGCCACCGCCACCAATTACAAAACTATAAGTAGTTCCTTTAGTTAATTGAGTAGTTCCAGTTCTTAAACCACCAGCACCACCACCACCACCACCGCCAGCATAACCGCCACCACCAACACCGCCACCGCCACCGCCAGCAACAAGTAAATAAGTTACAGTTGGATTTGGATTAGCGGCTTGTGTTCCATAAAAACTTGCAAAAGACAAATTTGTTGATGGGAAAGTTCCAGCAGCGGCATTAGCTGTGTAATAAAAACTAGCCCCACGATAAGCACTTAACGCAAAACCAAGACCATATTCAGTATTGATCGTAGACATTGAAAGTGCGCCTGAAGAAGGTATCGGCATAATCTAATCCCTTATGGAGTACCGTAAGCAGTAATATTAGCTAAGCAGATTAAGTTACCAGATGAGTCTAAGGATGCAACGTTGGCACCATTGTAGTTAAAAAATAGTTTTGTGCCTGATGGAGTTACAGACCAACCACCAGAGTTTGTTATGTTTCTAGCCACAGTAGCAACACCAGCAGTTAAGCTAGCCGCATTACCCGTTAACCCTGTACCCGCACCACTAAATGAAGTCGCAGTAATAGTACCTGTGTAGGTTACGTTGTTGGCAAAGGTAACGTTTTGGCTAGTGTCAATCGTTAGCGCAGTTACGCCGTTGTTTGTCTGGAACGCTAAGTTACCAGTCGT